TGCTGGTTCAGCACGAGTTGGTAAAGCCTCGATATACAAGAAACCACAATCTTCTGTCATTAGAGAAGAATCAAACATTCCCCACATTAGACCGTCCATAGCCAAGTTTTGGTATGGAGACAATTCTACAACCTTGAAAGTATCTGTAGCTGGAGCATTGTTGAACAAATTAGTTTGCTGTGGAGCCAACCCTTTGTCAATTGTGTTTTTAATAGTTTTAGCATATTGAGCAGTAGTTGAACCTCGTCTGCATACTAAAGTATCCAATTCTGAGACAAGTGGATTACCTCGTCCATCTTTCTTTACTGAATGTAGTCTACGAGCAGCCAATAAAGATGAATAAGTAAATTGAGGTGAAGCTGTAGCACTATCAACAATTACATTTGACCAAGCTGTTCCACCGTCTTCGCGAGGATGAGCTTGTGACCAATATTCTACAGAATCTGCACCAATAGTTGCAACAGGAGTTGTTTGACCTACTGCATTAATTGGAGTCCAAGTAAATGAAGTAGTAAATCCTTGTGCTAATAGTGATTGAGCTAAATAATTTTTAGCGTGTTCGATAGAATTCTTTCCATCTAAAACTTTTTTCCTAACAGTTCCTTTAATTTTTTTAGCAGATGATTCGAATAAAAAGAAATTTGTCTGGAATGTTAAACGCACTTTCTTTGTGAAATGCATTTGAACATAATTTTTTGAGTAACCTTGAATTGGGGCATCAGAAGCTCCGATACCGCCGTCTGGGATTATTTGAGCCATACCAAGTCCAGTAACACCTACGTCAGAATAAGTTCTTTCATTATTTTCAACTTTATACATAAAGTCCAAATATTCAGAACGAACTGTTGGTGATGTTTTTGGAGCAATGTTTTTTAAGACATTGTTTACTATGACTGCATAATCATTTATTGTTCCTGTCATATTTTTTTTAATTTAAATGAATTATAGAGTCAAAAATCTACCAATAATAAGTTTATCACTAGCTTCTCCGTACGGTTCGACTTGCTGTACGATTCCAGAACCACTTGTGGTTCCTGTGTTGTTTACTTCTGTTGCGTTTGTAAGTACCATCGCTTGCCCATTATGGGTAGCGTCAGAGCTATTAGTGACATCGAAGATAAAGGTATCTTCATCTGAAGGCACGATATAAGAAACACGTTCTAGTGCGTCTGCAGCTGAGATTGTTTGGTTACAAACACCTAACAAATCCGCGACAACAGTTCCACTGTCTGCGTCAACAGCAAGACCGGCTGTTTGAGCTAGGATGTTTCCTAGTGTCATAACAGTTGCCCCTGCTTTGTTTTCTTCACGCAGTTCTCGTGTGTTTTTTATGGTTGCCTGTAATATGGCTGTCATATAGATTGTCTTTTAACGAATTATTTAATCCGATAGAAGTTCAATAGCCTTTTTTTCTGACATCCCAGTATCTGTAAGCTCGTCAATTGCTTTTTGATCTTCTGGAGAGTAAGTAGTCTTCTCTACAGTTCCACCTGGGAATTGCATAGCGTTAACTTTTTCCTGAACATTTGCACCTTTCAATACTCTGTCTTGTATAGACTCTGATGGTTTGAACATGCTGTCACGAGCGAGTTCTAGGACTGTCATTAACTCTTTCCCACCCTTGTTTTGCCAAGCGTAGTTAGCGTCAACGAAGTCAAAGAATACTTCACGAGTGTCTTCATCTCCAAGTTCATCATGTCTTCCAATAAAACTATCTAAGGTGTTTTTAACATCTGCGGCCAAGCGTTCCTGTCGGACTATTTCTTGAATGTCCTCCTTTGTCGCTCCGCCTAGTTGTTTTAAACGCTCCTGGTCAGCTTCCAATGCTATTTCTTCTTCGGTTTTTTCTACTGGTTCAGTCTTCTCCACTGGTTTTTCATTCAGCGGATTAACAAACCTATCTTGGCCACTAAGATTTTTTAGTTGACTTTTTGTAGTCTTAATGTCCGCAGATATTTGTTCACGTTGCTCCGGGGTGTTCGCAAGCTTTCGTTTCTTAACGAGGTCTAAAAGCTCAACTCGCTTTTCGAATGACTCGTCAGATTCGAATTTACCTTTGTTCGGGATACGGAATTCGTATTCTTCAGGCTTTTTAGCCTCCGCCCCTTCGCCTTCGTCAACTGGAGGGGTGCTGGGTTCCTCCGTCTTTGGAGCTTCTGGAGTTTCCTCTTTAGGCTCTTCAGGTTTGACTTCCTCGTTTTCTTTAGGAGAAAGTACGTTTCCAGCTTGGACAGATTTTATTGACTCTTCCAAGGCTTTATCTAGCTCTGCTTCATCATCTACCTCAACCTCTGGAGCAGCTTCCCCCGGAGATTTAGGAACTTCCTCTGTCTCTATTTTTTGTTCGTTTTCTATTTTACCCATATATTTATCCGCTCGTATCGTGAACGGACCCGATGGTTAATTTAATTATACAATATTACTGCTTAACGTACAAATTATCTGTCAGAGTAATTCACAAAAGGAATTATTCTTTCAAGTTTTTTTCTTAAAGTATCAGTGTTTACTGAACCCTCTTCCAAAAATGATATAGCGTGTTTCTGGAAATCTCCTTCGATAGAATCATTTGATTCATCAATAGAAGTAGAGTACTTGATAGGGATAATTACGATATAAACCTCTTTATCCAACTGTTTATAAAACAAGATGTTGTCTTTCGGTTTGAAAACTTTATTAAATATTTCCAATAATTCATCTCTATCGACTGGCCGTCCACATGTTCCATTGAAACCTGCTGGGATTCTTCCCTTATAAAAGTACTTATCCAATGCCACTTCTTTTCCTAACACGTTTATTAGCTTGACTGTTTTTTTTGCTTCTTCATAATCTTTTTTTCTTTTCACTTCAGCCGCCATTTCAGCTTCCTCTAGTTTTTTAAGTCCTTCAGCGTCAGAAATTCTTTTAGCATCAGCTGCTTTTTTTTCTTCAAATACTTTTTTATCTTCAGCCTCCTTAGCATCATCTGCTTTTTTTGCATCAGCTAGTCTTTTCGCTTCAGCTAATTTTTTTGTATCAGCCAATCTTTTTAACTCTTCTGGAGTTTTTTCTTCATTTCCCATATAATTTCCTACCCGTATCGTGGGTGGTGACGATGGTTACTTATTAAATTATTTATTTTTTAATTTTACATTCTTAAAACTTTTATAAAATTTTTCAATAAACTCTTGCTGTTCTGGTTTTAGTTTTTTCTTTACTTCGTTAATATATTTCTTTGTCAAGGTTAACGCTGGAACGTCCATGTTTATTTTAGCAATTCCCCAAACCTGTTCTATAAGAGCAAATTCAAGTGGGTACGGATGAGCATAGTTCAAACGAATACTCTCGCCTTTCTTCATGTCTTTATCCAAAACACACTCAAGCTGTCTTCCAACCTCAACCACGTTTACTTTGTCAGCCTCTACAAACGTAGCCTCTAAAGTTTCCTGGTTCACTCCTCCGATAATCATTGAAGACATTTCGTCTGCACTGATTTCAAATTCATCACCTGACTTAGAAATAAACTTTAATAGCTTTTTCTTTCTGGCTTCTTTTGAATATCCAATTTGAACTGTGTAATCTTTTTTCTTAATTTCTCTTGGTTTCATATTATTGTTGTGGTTTATGTAAGCTTCCATTTCTAATGTTCTCCAAAAGATCAACCATTGACCTCAAGATTGTTCCTTGAGCATCCAATGTAATCGCATTCACTATTGTATCCCACTGAGTTTTTCCAAGTATTGGCGTTTGAGGCATACAGTCCTTCAGTAACTCAATGATAACAGGAGCGTGCTCACTTGCCGCTAGGGCCATCTTCTTTTGATTCGCACTTTGTGGTTTTTCCTCCATAAATATTTTTGTTTATAATTATTCCGGGAAAAATCCCTGTTTAGCTGCTCTTCCGACACTCGCGTCAACCGCACTTCCCATATTGCTTTGTGGCCTTGGTACCTCGTTAGCATTTTGAGGTTGCATTGGGTCAGTCCCATCATTCGCCATTTTTTGCCCAGGAGATGGTCCTGCTCCGCCCCCTCCTTTACCACTCGCCATGTTTTGCATAGCTGCGTTTTTAGCGTCTATTTGCATTTGCTCTTCTTCCATTTTTCGTTGAGATTCTGACGGTTGTTTCGCCATAATAGCGTCGTAGTCAGCCTTAGAAAAATAGTTGTATATATCTCCGTTTTGAATATCTAATAAATTTTCAAGTGCCATTAATTGAGAAGCAGATGATTCAGGGTCCTTATTTCTCATTGAGTAAATCAGTGTAATCTGATTAGTAATCACTGGAAACAAAGCCATGTATGTTTGCTTCTGAATTTCTAGTGATGGTAGCAACATTGAATCCGGGTCAATAATGAAATCAATGTAGTCTGACATGTGGCCAGCGTTTTTCATTTCATCGAATAAACCTTTTGCTGAAATCTGTCTAGTCTCAACGTTCTCCATTACTTCACCTTCCTTATTGAAGTCAAAGTCGAGTCTAAGATTCTTAGAAGCGGTAGCAACCATTCCAACAGGAACACCATTGTCGTCTAAAACGTCTTGTGACTCAACAAAGTAATCCGGGTTTTGTTTAGAAAATTCAGCCAATTGTTCATCAGAATCAATCATGAAGATTTTATCAACTGAATACATTTGTGTCATCCAGGTATTTGCAATATGAGCGTCTCGCTCTAATCCTGTAACCATTGAATTTCTAGGTGCAGTCAATCTATTGTAAGCAGCTTCTTTCATTATAACTGTAGAACCAAGTGTATTTTCTGAAGCAGCTCCTGCAACGATATTATTTATTCCAGTATTTTCTTCGATGTTTTGTTTTTGTTTATCAGCGAATAGAACACCCTGTTGAACATTTCCTGAAGTTTTAATTACATCAATGTCAGTTCCTTTGTTTTTTGGATTAACAATATTAGGACCTCTCTTATATGTAGCAGAACCGTTTTGGATTTGAGCACCAAAAAGTAACGGAAATATTTCCGCTTCTACTTGTTGTGCGTTTAATGAATTTATATATGTGTAAATCGCCGTATTTCCACGCATCATTTCGTAAAGACCAACTCCGTATGGGTCGTTCAGATTTTTTTGAAAACATCTAGCAGTTACAACAGAACCATGAGAACCATCATTAGGAAGCTCACCGTCATAAATTACCATTTTACCGCACGCAACAATGTAACGATTCAACAGTTCGCTTTCGTAATATGAAATAGTCACACTTGTGTGAACCTTTTCAGAATTCTCGTCTTTAGCCTCTTCACTTACTCCAACTTCAGTATTCTTTTTCTCTATTTCTTTGTTAACTGAAAGATATTTCAATTTCCTTCTGTTTGAAGCTTTTTTAGCCCCTGGATACATATCAAAGAATTCACTCTTTGGCATATCCCTTTCATAATAAACTTCACTTTGTGACCAAATGTCTCCATTATTAAATCCTATTCCAAGCCAGGTTCTATTACAATCAAGCGGCTCTCTATAGATATCGTCAAATAATATTTTATCAACACCCTTTCTTTTTACCTGTACTCGCCTTGGATAAACTCTCCAAGCCGCCCATCCGTATGTAAACAAATTCTGGTAGGTTAACATTAGAGTATTCTCACCATTCGCTCCAGTCATTGACCAATTACGTTTCCACAATTCATATGCGGCCTTTGCGTAAACCTTGTCATCTGCTACCACTTTAGCATCAGGTAATTTTCCGGCTAGAACAGAAGTAGCAATAATAATTTTTGAAAATGCAATAGGCTCTTGTGATACTGGCACACCAGATTGGTTCTGGTCTCTGTCAGTTAATTTCTGTGGATAAACGTTCAGGTCGTAAGACCCGTCAGCCACCTTATTATAGAAGACCATTGACCCCCAGCCATTTTTCTCGTAAAGCTTTTGGCCGTAAGAAACTCCAGTGTTCATTATGTTTTTTTCAATTTCAGCTGAAAGTGCATCGAACTTAACTCTATACTGACTCTCCTTCATTTCCTTTTTCTTATCTTCAAGAAAAGCTATGGTAGCTTTTTGTGCTTTTGTTTTTGCCATATTTGTGAAAATGTTACGATTATAATCAAATTATACACTTTTTTGCACAATTCGACAACGTTTATCCACTTTTAATGATTTATTTGCCCCGTGTCTTCTCTTTTTTTCCTGTATTCACCATTAACCTCACGTTTTATCCAGTTACAGTTGCAACAAAGCAGTTGATAACGCTTTTCTCCTGCCAAAAAACTCTTTAACACGTTGGGATAGTAATTATCTCTACAAATAAACTTTCTTTCCTTTTTCCCATCACCATTTATATGGTCAATCTGCAAAGCTCTATAATCATTAAAGCCACATTTACTACATTTTCCTCCCATGGCATCATAACAGTCATCCCTTCTCTTCTTTCTGGCAAGTCTATATTGTCCTTTTGTTTTTTTATAATACTTTTCCCTAGACACCTTATAGGCATCTGTTTTTTTGTAGAGGTCACTAACAATTTTATATCTACCAGATTCTTTATATTTTTTCCTTAGTAATTTTATTTTTTCTTTATTTTCTTCTCTCCATTTTTTTCCATATGCTAATTCCTCTTCTCTGCTTTTAAAAGGCATATTATATTATTTAATAATTATAATATAAGTATAGACCTTAATGCGGGGTTTGTCCATCCTCCTCGCCAAACATTGCGCGCATCACAGAAAA